ATTTATTAGTAATAAGTAATTTTACACCATCAGATGTATATATGTATCCATCTATCTGCACATTTCCACTATGAATCATTTGATGACAAGGTTTGCACAATGGAATTAAATTAGATAAATGATCTTTGTGAAACGATCCAATAAAGCCATTCTCATCTGCAGTGCATTGAAACTTAATGTGATGAGTATCAACAGCTTTACGTCTACAATCTGGAAATGAACATTTGGATAAAAATAAATTGTTATTGTAATTTGATTTGTGATTTTCAAGTATTGGATCTACTTCAAGAATCTCTTTTCTTATATCATTAGCAAGAAGGATAAATTCATTACTAAATTTCATTGCTTTTGCAACCTCGAGACCATATATACTATTTCCGGGGCCAGATTCAAGTTTTCTATCATAAATTAATTGATCATCTTTACATATAACTTTTAAATGAAACATTTTTAATGTCTTTATATCAAGAATTCTATCTAATTTAGATAAATGATGAAGATGTGTAGCGAATACGTAGTTACAATCACTTTCAGATAACTTAATAATGGATGCAGTTACAATAGATATTGCTGATACTGTTTCTGTTCCATGACAAATTTCATCACCTAGTATGAGTGCATTCTTGGAAGCACGTTTAAGTATACCACGTAATTCAGTCATTTCAACAGAAAATGATGATTGACCTTTAATAATATTATCTGTTCCAACAATTCTTGTTAATATTGTTTTGTATGGAACATATTGAAATGATTTGGCAGGAACATAAAGTCCTGCTTGTGCCATTATTGTAGCAATTCCAATAGCTTTCATCAGACTAGACTTACCACTACAATTTACTCCAAAAAGTAGAATACCTCGCGTTTCATCAAGAGATACGTCTTGAGGAACATATTGCCATTGAGTTTGAATTGTTTCAATTAATGGATGTCGCAACTGAGTAGTTATTATTTTTGATTTCTCTTCTTTTTCTATCTCTTTTCCTTCTCCTTTTCCTTCATGAGAGAGTATTTCTGGTCTACAATAGTTAAATACAGTCGCCATTTTAGCACAACACACATAAAAATCTAACATGCTTACATAACTTACTATGTATTTCATCTCTTCATGATACGATCTATAAAAATTTTCTAAGAATTGTAGATACATTACTTTGTTTAAGGTAATTATTTTATTTTTGTATGATTCAAATAATAACCCTGTATCATTAAATTCTTTAAAAGATAGTTTTGAAGATTTTGTACAACGATTATCTATTTTGTATATGTTAGAAACATTAATCTGTTTTCCCATAAATTCTACTGTAGAATGTGATTTCTTGTATTGTTCCCACCTATTTGTTGTAAGTTCAAAATAATATTCGTTAGTACCTGATGTATTAGTAACACTTGTCCAGTCAACAACACTTGCTCCTTTTCCTATTCTATCTGAAATATAATAACATACATCATCAAGATGGTCTTGGCATTGTTCTGACATTTTCTTACATTCATCTATTTGTTCATTCATTCCATCCCTGAATAAGATCTCATCTGTTGGTTCATCCACAAATGTATTTTCTATTAAGTTAAATAATGACTGATCAAGTGATATATTAGGTAATTGTTTAGTTATATTAAAAAGAGATAATTCTGGATCAGCATTTACAATATCTATTAATTGCTTAATAGCTGAATAACTAGATTGTAATGATGATAATTCGTTGTACTTAATGATTTTTAATTCAAGTTTTCTATGAAGACGCTCAATATCAGATATTTTACACAATGTAGATTCTAGGGTGACATATTTCTTTTTTATTAATATTTCTATCTTATTATAAGAATCATTAATAATATCTGCATTAACAAATGGCATTAATAGTCTATTTCTAAAATATCTTTTTCCCATAGCAGTTGATGTTTTATCTATTAAGCTAATTACATCGTATTTCAAATCTTTTGTTGACTTTTCATTAGATATTATGTTTAATTGTAATAGACAGTTATTATCAAGAATTAATATATTTTCATCGTCCCATATTCTTGGAATTTGCAAATGTTGAACAATAGTTTCATCAAGATTATAACAATAATCTATACATTCGATTAATACGTCAACAAGAAACGGGTATTTTTCAAGTCCTATATATTCAATCGGTGATAATATACCTCTTTCAACATATATCTTACTTAGATATGCATTCTTGTACGGTAATGGTTTTTCATTTATACCTTGTCTGATCTGTATACCCGTTGAACAGTCATAAGTTAATAGATCTTCTAATTTCTCTCTGTCTTTGTCTTTCTCTCTGTCTCTCTCTTTGTCAGTCTGATAAATAATTATTTCTCTCGGAGATAACGTTTGAATGAATCTATTTGCACCATCTATAGCTAATCGCTTATCATCTATAGTGTTATATGAATAAAATACAACAATCTTACCTGTTGATACATCAATTGCACACAGACCAATATTGTCACAATCTTCTGCAACAATCATTAAATAGTTATTTAATGCTTTTATTCCATATCTAATATTTGTTGATGGTCCTACAATACCTGTTACAGCTCTTTTAAACGTACCGTCACTATATTTATCAACAGGATGTTGCTCAACAATAACAACAGTCATATTATTTTTCTCGACAAGAATGTCAATATATTTTTCAATCTGATTTATATTAAAACCGGCCATTAACGGATTACTTTTACTATTTTCGATATTTGACTTATTTCGTCTTGATAATTGTAATCCTGTTATCTGAGCAATATGCCTTGCATTACCTATAATTGGGTCTATTCCGTTATCGACACCATAAATTTCGAAAAATTTGCCATTTTGATATAAAACTGTAAAGTTATCTCCATAAACTTCGTGATACTTTTGAAATATATCATTATAATCATCAATAAGACTTTTTCTACCTTCTTCTATGGCTTTAATAACTTTTTTAGGAGGCATCGTATTTTAGATAGTATTTAGATAGTATTAGATAGTATTAGATATAATTTTAGATATTATTATGAACATTTTTTTCAAATAATCAAATGCTCAAATAATCATATTATATAAATAATATCGTGAAATGCTTTCCATAATTTCTTATTATTAAATATCAATATACCACCACCTCCCCTATGTTTTTGTGAATTCATCCTATTTAGATCTCCAATAAATATCCACTTGTCTGATTTTGAACAGCATATGTTGAGAAAACACTTTTCGGTAGCATTAGTAGTATTAGCAGTATTAGCAGTATTAGCAGATATTGCCCACTTTGAGTGATCTTGAGATTCTTTAAATTCACATGTATCAGTTTTTATATATTTTACATGCCTAATAGCTGGTGTTTCTGGCATTATGTTATCATTAGTACCATGAAGCCATGTTTCTACATAACAATCATACCCATATTTGCATGCAAGTATATCGTAAATATCTACATTAAACTGTGGTGCTTTAGCTATATGTTCTATATCATTAGATAATTTTGTGAATGTTAAGTTCTTGGGAAATAAAACAGTCGGAGATATTTTGTTAGTATTCCCACAATTATATGAAATTATATTTGGTTTCATTAACATAAGTTGATCTATAAGTACATTAATATCAGAATGTTCACCTTTAACATATACAAGAGATTGTCCATAACGTTCTTGTGGTTTTTGGATTGTAGATATTGATGTTTCAGAAAAATATGTAGGAAAGTTAGGGATTGAATGAATTAACCATGAATATTTAACCCTATTCTTTTTATATCTCCATGCAAGGATACCTTTACAATGCCCACTATTATTCTCTACTAAGTGATTATTATTTACTTGTTGCTGAGGTGATTGCTGAGATAGTACTTGGTTATTATACACTATCCAATTAGTCCATTTATTCTTTGAAGAAGGTTTCTCAAAATATAACTTCGATATAAAATTATTTATATCATGATCGCTTTTCCATCCATTTGAATAGTATTGATAATTTAAGCCATTAGGAAACTTTATAGCAATTTCTAATTTTGTTACATTAGTATGAGATAAACATGATCCCATTAACGTTAAAATATATATATAAATAATAGTTCTATGATTTATATACCTCTTTTTTATAGTAGAAAAGAATGGACATTGAACTACAATTCAATAACACATTTGTTGACCTAATACAAATGCTACGTGAAAATACAAGCACAACTAATAAGAAGCTTTTGGGAAAATATTACAAAGCATATGATAATGAGTATTATTCGAAAGGCAAATTAATTGAATATGTTGGTAAACTGATTAAAGTACTTTCGAAATATGGAAATGAACTATCTATATACGATGAGTCACTTTTTAGTGAAGATTATTATAAAGGACCATTGTATCTTCTGACAACAGATACAATAAATTTCAAAGTTATATGGAAGGAATTGAATGACAAAGACAAGAAGAATTTTCTCTTTAATAAACTGCAATTTCTGTATGTTCTTGGAATGTATATTTTAAAATCAAGTACTAAATTTGCTGAGTTATATGCAAAACAAAAAGAATTACAAAAGAAAATTGCCGAAGCATTAAAAACAGAACAAGAATTAAAGCACGAAATTGCTCGACAAGATCTTGAAGAGCAATTAGCATCTGATGTAGATTATGAAGAAATTCGTAAGAAATTTGGAGATGGTATAATTACTGACATCATTATTGATATAATTAAAGAGATTACATCAAATGGTATCGATATATCATCATTGACATCTATTGATGGGGAATTTATGAGTTCAATACACTCTAAACTACAGAAAAAGATATCAGATAATTTAATTAAGCATAATATGACTCAAGATCAGCTGTTTGCAGAGGCGAAAACGTACAAAGACAAGTTTGTCGGATTTGCAAAATCTTCAGGAATAAAAATGTTCGCTAACCTCGCTGAAAAACTTGAAGAGATTATTGAAAAAGTATCGTCACAACAGTCAAATACTGCAGAATCAGAATTAGCAGATTCATCTGCTGATGAAATAATCTCTTCTGCATCCACAATGATGGAAGAACTCAAAAAGCTTCTTGGAGATATGCCGGCAGGGTTCTCAGGACTTTAATACTCTCTGGAGACTATTAGAGACTATCATATGGTACGATTATTGGAGTACTATTATATTGTTTTATTTCTGTATTAGTAAGAAGTGATTTATGTACAACAATCTCATAAAGATTTTCGTCAATCCACTTATCAGATACATGCAAATAGCCACTACCATCAACGTCATCGTCAGATCCCCATGAATTAGCACACTCAAATTTCCATCTACTTACATTAGATTGATTAGATTGATTAGTCTCTTTGTATCCGATAAAAGTCATAGCATGACTATACATTTGTCCATGCCACTTTCTTCTATCAGCTTTTGACAAATGATACTTTTCTATTCCAAGAAAAGATTCATAATTGAATGCATCCGTATCAAGAATAGATGCATATGGTGTGAAATTTTGATTTATATCAGCTCCAAAATAAACAGGTCTATTAATATTAATCATTCCAATAATCAATTCCTTGATACGATCTATGGGCATATTAAAAGAAATATCAACTTCATAAGGATTCATAGATAATGGTTCACCAAAATAGGTCTTCCAATAAGGATAATTTTCGCGAGGATCATGAACAACAGATATAAAATTATCAACATCAACTAGTTTCTTTATAATACAATGATAAAATGTTAATGGAGTTAGATCAGATATCGATTGATATACATGTTTAGGAGCTCCTGTGTAATCAACATCCTCAACATAATATTCCCAGTTAAATGTATCTGGTGGTGTTCCTATAAACTTTAATAATAATTGATAATATTCTTTCATTATTTGCTCTCTCTTTTCTTTCTTTTCAGCAACTGTTTCTTCTTGTTTAAAAGATGAATTTATAATGTCATTTGCTGTAGACAAACACATTTTATTTAAAATCTCTTTAAATTCCCCACTATATGAACAATGATATGACTTTGTAAAATTATTACGTGGAACAAGACCATATTTAGAGACAAGATACTGAAAATTGTAAAATGTTCCTCCGTCAGGAATGAGATCTTCTCCATGCATTATGTCTTTAAGTCTTGCAATGTTATTCCTATTCTTTTCTACCCTATCAAATAATAGATTAATCTTTTCAAGAGTGTCATAAAAATATAGGTAACAACTTGAAAATTCAAAATCATCAGACAAGTGAAACTTTTTCGCAAGAGCAGGACGTATTACATTAAGTCCTGCATATATCCAACACAATCCAGCTGATTGTTGATCTGTAATCTTCAAGACTGGATGAACACGATTTGTGTAAACAGTGTCATTATGTTGAGAACTGTATCTACTTACTGTAATGTGTTTAATACTATTTAATGTCATAATGTTTTGTATTATTATATTGTTCTTACATTTATTAAAATCTTCTGTCCACTTTGACATGTTTTCAGTATTGAGCACACTACTTAAGAAAATCTCTCTCTCCTCCTGAGTATTTTTCTGAGTATTTTTCGATTTCTTATTATGTGTCTTTTTATTAGAAGCTTTTGTTTTCATATCTCAAATATAAGGATTATGCAAAATAATTTTATATATTCATTTTTTTATTTATTGAACAATTATTATAT